CATTTACTGTCAGCACTGGCTCAATTTCAATTAATGCCATTACGGCAGCAGACAGACCTGCACAGAATATTCTAGGCGAAGTAGGTACTGCTAAATTAGGCGGTAAATACTATCCATTTTCAATCAACTTGCGTACAGATGGAACGGTTACTGGTTATGGATTAGACACAACACAGACTACTGGCTACATTTATTTAACAGGAAGTCCAGAGATTTACGCTACCTTAATATACGCAGTAAAATAAGTTAGTCAATTCAATAAGACGAGGTATCTTTATGGAATATACAGAAAAAGAAAAAGAAATCTTATCTATAATGTTTCAGCACATGTACGAGTGGTTAAGGCTTTTTGAACCGTATGGTGTGTTTGACGCAAGCGATTTGGCAAAATTGGCAGAAAAGATTGGTATAGATTACTAAATTAAATAAGACTTTAATTCACTAAAAATATCTGTAAATTCATTTATTTGTGTTGTAATTATCTCAAAAAGTGGTACAATTATTATTAGTGTATGAAACACTAAATATTGTATGTCAAATGAAGGGGGTAAAACACAATGAATGAATTTACAGAAAAAGTGATGTTAAAGTTATCTGATTATGATTTTACATCAGATCAATTAAAAACAATTCAAGATGTAATTTGTATTTCAATGATTGGGTACAAGATAGAAAAAGAAGAAACTTTACCTGCTGTTTATGATCTGATGGGTACAGAAATTTTAACTTATTTATGTTCAAAAAGAGTACAGGGTTGTAAAGATGGTACTTTAAAAAATTACACTTTTGTTTTGAAGTATTTTAATGAAAAAGTTGGTAAAAATCCAAATGATATAAATGATTTTGATATTATGATGTTTTTGGAAAGTTTTGAAAAAGAAAGAAAAGTAAGTAAATGTAGAAAAGAGCAAGTGAGAATAGTTTTGAATGGATTTTTTAGGTGGTTGTCCGATAGTGGAAAAATTACAAAAAATCCAATGCTTGCAATTCAAAATATAAAATGTCCTAAAAGAAAAAGAAAGTATCTTAATGATGCCGAAATTGTAAAAATGAGAGAAGCCTGTAAGACAATAAAAGAAAGAGCATTGTTTGAATTTTTTTATGGAACAGGTTGTAGAGTTTCAGAGGTTGCTAATTGTAAAAAATCAGATATTGATTTTGAAAATAATACAATTACTGTAATTGGCAAGGGTGATAAACAAAGAATTGTTTTCCTAAATGCTATTGCAAGATATTATCTTGTTAAGTATTTAGAAACAAGGGAAGATGATAATGAATATCTTTTTGTTTCTGATAGAAAACCGTATAATGAAATGCACAAAACAGGTCTGGAAAGAGTTATAAAAGAAATTGGAAAAAGATGTTTAACAAGAAATGTGTTTTGTCATTTATTAAGACATTCATTTGCAACTCACATGGTTCAAAAAAATGTTCCTATAGAGCAAGTTAAAAATGTTATGGGGCATGAAAGTATTGAAACAACAATGGTTTATGTAGAAACAAATGAAAGGCAAATTAAAAATAATTATGAAATTGCTTTTTCTTTATAGGTGATTGTATGAAAAATTTTATTTGTTTATTAAGGTGTATTTTACTTATAGTTATTTCAATTCCTTTAATTGTTATTGCAGGATTTGAGGAAGTGGAGGAATAAAATGATAGGTCAAGCAAGTCAAGATGAAAAAAAGCAATACCATGCAGGTAAAGCAGGTGACCAGACAGGAAGAGAGGTTTTTACTAGAAGTTTTTATATTTATTCTGGTGGTTGGTCTGGTGTTTTAAGATGTAAAAGTGATGTAATGAGAGAAAAGATTGCTGTTGCTATGGAAAGAGCCTGTGCAAATCCTAATATTGGTTACGATCAATGGCAAAGGATGACACTTTGGAGTCAAGTAAAATTAAAAGGTTTTGATCCACAACTTGCCACAACTCCATGTGAAACTGATTGTACAGCATTAACTTGTGTATGTCTTGCTTATGCAGGAGTACCAACAAAGTTTTTGTTAATCGGTAATAATTCTCTTACGAGTTATACAATGAAAAAATATCTGTTAAATAGTGGATATTTTGAGTGGATCACAAAAAAAGAATATCTTAATTCAGATAAGTATTTAATGCGTGGAGATATTCTTTTGAAAGAAAAGCACCATGCAGCTGTAAATCTTACAAATGGTTCTATGGTTAAAACAAATCCTGTTGTAGTGGAAAATGTTACAAAGAAAACTGATATAATGAATAACATTTATGAGGGTATTGATTATTCACCTGTTTATAACAGAGATTTTTATTATAACAAATATAAAGATGTTGATTTTGATAATGCAGGTGTTAAAACCCCGGAACTTCTTTTAAAGCATTTTGTTTTATTCGGTATGGATGAAGCAAGGATTGCAAGTATTCATTTTGATGTTACAAAATATCGTGAAACAATGAGTGATCTTAACGCATTATATGGCGCACATTGGAGAAGATATTATGAACATTATTTGAAGTGCGGAAAAGAAGAAATTGAAGCAGGAAAAAGACAGAAATTCATGTAGAGGTAAAAAAAATATGTCGGAAGAAAAGTTGATGGCTGTTCAAGAAGGTGATGTTACTAGAGGTTCGTTGTTAGATGATTTTGAAACATACTTTAGAACATTTCCAACAATCCCTTGGTCAATGATGGAAAAAGATTTTGATAAAAACATGGCTAAGAGTTTTCAAAATGAATTTAGAGAGATTTTGAAATATTATTACATTTACAAACAGGGGATGGATTTTACTGTTGAGGGTTCAAATGGTGATTATACACCTTCGAAATTGCGTTATAAGAAAGCAGCTATGTTGCTGAATAAAGAAGCAAGATTCTGTTTTGCAAATCCACCTACTTTTAGTGTAAACATTGATGATATTTCAGAGGAAAATGCAGAAGATTATGCTGTAATCCAAAATTATTTGGATAAGGTATTTGAAAAGACAAAATTTTTTGGAAAACTTTTAAAGGGAATTAAAGATAGTTTTATTGGTAAAAGAATTGGTATTGTTGTAAATTTTACATCAAAGAATAAAATTACAATTACCTTTTTAAAATCAACAAACTTTATGTATGAGTTTGATGAAAATGATGAACTTACTAAGTTTATTTCATTTAATGAGATAACAGGTAGTGAGTATTTATCTGAACAAAAGTGGTACAGAAAAGTATATGAAAAAGATGAAAATGATAAAGTTTGGTTTTATGAAGAAATTTATGATGGTGTTGGTGAAGTAATTGAGGTTATAAGTAAAAAAACGGAAATAAAACTCAATTATATTCCTGCCGTTGTTGTTTTAAATGATGGTTTATCTGGTGATAAACGTGGTGTATCTGAATTGAGTTATTTAATGGACTATGAAGAATATTATAGTAAATTAGCCAATTCTGATATGGACTCTGAAAGAAAAACAATGCACCCTATCAGATATACCATTGATGCAAGCCAAGATAGCACCAAAAACCTTTCAACTTCTCCCGGTAGTTATTGGGATATTCAAACAGATACTGATAAACCAACAGATACTTCACAGACAGCAAAAGTTGGTATTATCGAAACTGCTATGAATTATTCAGAGCCGTTAAAAACAACTCTGGAAAGAATTGAAAATGAAATGTATTCATCAGTTGATGTACCAAATATTACATCCGATCAGTTAGCAGGTGTAATTACCTCTGGAAAGACCATACAAGCCTTGTATTGGGGGCTTACAGTACGTTGTGATGAAAAGATGCTACAATCATGGTCTGATGCCCTTATTTGGATTGCTAACGCTATTATAGATGGTGGTAGAGCATATAATGGTTGTGCAAAGACATATTCAGATACAGCAATTCCAGACATTGACTATGAGGTTTTTGTTGAAAATAATTATCCAATTCCAGAAGATGTAAAAGAAGAAAAGGAAACGGATTTATTAGAGATTGATGCCAAAGTTATGTCTAGGAAGTCTTATTTAAAGAAGTGGAGAGGGCTTACATCTTTACAGGCAGATGAAGAACTTGAACAGATTAAAATGGAATCTGAAATGCTTGATAACACATATTTAAACTACAGTACAGATAGTGTTAAAAGTATTGATGATGAAACCAATGAAGATGCTAGTAAAGAAAATGCTGATGAAGATGAAAATGATGGTGAGCAACAAAATTCTTACACAAAGTTGCAAGAAAATGAAAGTCCAAATGCAAGAAATGTAGAATGATGGTGTAAGTTATGGGAATGAAAAATCCTTTTGAGGATGCTGAAAGATACAGAACAAACATCATTATTACAACTGTACGCAGCATTAGGAAGTTTTACAAAGATTTATTTAAAGATATAAAAAAAGATACTGATAGGTTAGACCCAAGATCAGATAAAACTGATAGAATTTGGCTAAATAATTTCAGTATTGAGGTTGAAAAGAAATTGCTACTTGTTGGTAACAAAATTGAACCTTTAATAAAGATAAATTCACAGAGTACAGTTGAAAGAGTTTTAGATAACAATAGATTATTTTTAAACAATCTTGGGTTTTACAATTATCGTGTAGATCCCAAGATTGTTTCTAATATGGTTGATATGGTTATCACTGGGAGATTGTACAATGGTAGATTTTCTTTAAGTAGTTCTATTTGGGGAAACAATCAAAGGGTTATGCGAGATATAAACAGGATTGTTGCTAGAGGAATTGCAAAAGGTCAATCAACCTATGAGATAGCAAAAAATCTGGAAAAGTATGTAAATCCAGATTATGCAAAAACAATTTATGGTTCACAAGGTTCTGTAGATTATAATGCAGAGCGTTTAGCAAGAACAATGGTACAACACGCTTATCAAGAAGCGTTTGTATCTGCAACAATAAACAACCCTTTTATTGAAGCATACAGATGGGTTACATCTGGTGCGCATAATGTTTGCGCTGTGTGTATTGAACGTGAAACAATGGATGATTATGGGCTTGGTGAGGGTATATATCCGAAAGACCAATTACCATTAGATCATCCAAATGGAAATTGTACTTTTGAAATTGTTACTTCATGGGATGAAGAATCTGCAAGACAGGCTGTTATGGATTGGGCTGATGGAAATGGTGATCCAGAACTGAATAAAGAACTTGATTATTTTGCAGAAACACTAAGGTAATGCTTGACAAAAAGGGTTGTATGACTTAATATAATAACAAGGGATATTTTACCCATTTATGGGAAAACTACCACAGTTTAGTGGATTTTTAAAACGAAAGGAAATGTAAAATGAAAAAAACAAAAAATCTTATTCCGTTAAATTTACAGTTTTTTGCAGATGATAATGCAGGAAATGATAATAACGGAGGAAATCAAAATCAGAATGATTCTGGAAACCAAAATGTGAATAATAACAGTTCTAATAATTCTAACAACGATCAGAATAATCAGAACAACCAACAGAATAATTCCAAAACGTTTACACAGGAACAAGTAAACGCTATGATGGCTAAAGAAAAACGTGAGGGAAAACAATCTGTATTAAATTCACTTGGTTTCAAAACAGAAGATGAAGCAAAAAATGCTTTTAACCTGCTTAAAGCATTGAGCGATTCACAGAAAACAGAAGAACAGAAGCAGGAAGAAGCAAAAATTAACGCTTTGAAAGAAAAAGCAGAAGTTGAAAAACGGGCTGTTATGGCAGAAGCAAAACTGACCTGTTTTACAAATGGAGT